CAGATCGCCGAGGCACTGAGGCGGCGCGGGGCTGACCTGCGCCACCTTGGTAAGTCAGAGAAGACCGGCAAGGTAAGCATGGACGCCGAGAATCTCTCTGCCGTCGACGATGAGTTGGCCCGCACAGTTGAGTCGTTCCGGGCGGAGTACAAGTTGCTCGGGACTTACTTGCGGCCGATGCTGCACCGGTCGTGGGAGGCGAGCTTGCGAAGCTGGAAGCAGCCGTTCATTGCGCCCGACTCGCGGATTCATCCAAACTTCCGGCAGGTTGGCGCTCGCACTGGGCGCATGAGTTGCTCGGACCCCAACATCCAGAACTGGCCCCGCGACGACTTGCGTCTGCGGTACCTGTTTCGCGCCGAGGAAGGCAAGGCCCTTGTTACCGCCGACCTTGACGCGATCGAGCTGGTCTTGTTCGCTGCGTTTGCCGGTGACGGCCGACTGCTGCGGGCAGTCAAGTCCGGCGAGGACATGCACGTTCTGGCAGCCAAGATGATGGGCCTTAAGGACCGCGAGCGCACCGGTGGCGTAGTTGAGTCAGCCCGGCAGCGCGGCAAGACCATGAACTACCTGCAGGTCTACGGCGGAGGCGTCCGCACGATCTGCAAGACATTCGGGGTCAACCAGAAGGAAGCCCGAGTCTTGCTCGACAGGTATCACACAGCGTTCCCAGAGGTCAACGGTTTGCAGCGCAGGATCGAATACGCGCTCGTCGACCGTGGTTACGTCAAGACCCCGTGGGGCAGGCGGCACCGCTGCTGGGACGCGAGGCAGGAGGCGTACAAGTTCGTCAACTACCTCGTGCAAGGCACCGCTGCTGACCTGTTGAAGGCCAGCCTTGTGAGGCTGCACGAACAGGGCGTACCTGTGATCGCTTGCGTTCACGACGAAATCATTGCCGAGTGTGATGAGGCCGACGCGCCCGAGGTGGCGCAGTTGATTCAGCAGGCGATGACTGAGCATCCGCTAATCGACAACCGGGTGCCGTTGGGCGCTCAGGCGTCGATCGTCAAGCGGTGGTCGGACGCCAAGACTCCCGGTTATGTGCCGTCCTACGCTCAACTGGTGCGCGCCTAATGGATCGCGTTCCAGTTGAGCCACTGGCCCGCATGGTTGAGCGGCGGCAGGTTGAGCAGGGTCTGACGTTGTCAGAGATCTGTCGCAACCTTGGCTGGTACTCATCCGGCGGGCGCCCGGACACTAACCGTTTGCAGCGCCGCCTTGGCCGGATCAGCCACAGCACGGTCAAGCGCGGCAAGCTGTACGCGGGCTGCCAGAAAACAATCGGTTACGAGTTGGCGACCAAGATTGCGAAAGCGGCGGGTGTTGATCCTGTTGATGTCGGATTGTAGGTTCCGGCTGGTGCCTGTGGTGAAATACCTGCATGCGCTGGATAAGCATCGACCCCGGTGAAGACACCGGCTGGGCCATCTGGGACGGAGACGGCCTAGTTGAAGCATCAACAGACAAGCTCTGGGATGTCGTCGATGGACTTGCAGCGTCTCTCCTGTCGGTTCCCCCGGCGGACGACCTGCCTGACTTCGGTCAGGTGGGTCGTCTCGTTGTCGAAGATTGGGCGCTGTACCCATGGAAGCTGAAGTCACTGGCATGGGACAAGTGCCGCACCGCCCGAGGCATTGGGGCGCTTGAAGTAATGGCGCGCATTGCCGGAGTACCGCTGGTTCTTCAACCGGCCGCAATCAAGAAGTCCGCGATTGCAGCCGGGGCCGAAGAGCTTTTCTTGACGCCCCTGCATGAGAATCGTCACGCTAACGACGCGATCATGCACGGGATTTTTTTCACCTCGCACCAGTGAGCCGCGAACCCCGCGTGGTCGCGGAGGACGTGCAGTGGGAGATTGAAAGATACCTCAACAAGCAGTCGCACCTGCCTCGCGGGGAAGCTGTCGAGGTGCTGGCCGAGCGCGCTGGGATCTCGACTCGCACCGTGTACCGCATTCTTGAAGGCACCCGGTCTTGGTTGGAGCTTGACCAAGCCGACCGGATTTTGATTGCGGCCGACGCGCACATCCACGACGTACGCTTGATTTTGCCCGGACAGAGTCAATAAACCCACCAAACTATAGGTATGGCTAGAACTTCTAAACTCAGTGACCCGGACTTCGCGTTTCAAGTAGCGGAGGCATACGTTCTTGGTATGTCGCGCCCAGAGATGGCCGCAAGGTTCGACGTCCACGTTGACACAATCACAGTATGGAAGCGCGACATGCGCGTCCGAACACTCGCTAAGGGCCTCCACGAGGACCGCATCATGGAGATGACCCGCAAGGTCGATGCGGAAATGCAGGCGCGCTTGAACAGCAGCCGCATTAAGGAAATGGACGATGAGACCCTGATCAAGTTCCGTAAGGAACTCGTTGGTGACAAGAAGACAATCGAGCTGTCGGGCGCGATCGACACCGGCTCGGCAAAGAACGACCTCTGGAAGAAGCTCGACACTGACCCCGAGCTGGCAATGAAGCTTGCGGGAATCCTGTCAGGCGAAGAGAGTGAGTAGTCAGCTCGAGGCATGGGCAGAGGCGGACCCTGAAGGGTTCCTCGCCGAAGCCAAGCGCCTGCAGCAGTACCTTGTAACGCCGCACCCGGCACAGGTTCCGATCATCGAAGCTGAGGAACGGTTCCTTGTCGTGTGTGCGGGCCGCCGGTTTGGCAAGACCAAGATCGCAGCAAAGATCGCTGTTCGTGAATGCCGCCAGCCGGGCAGGGTTGTGTGGTGGGTAGCTAACACCTACAAGAACGTCGTCCGTGGTTACCGCGAAGTCCTGCGGCAAATCCCACCCGGCGTCCTGACCAAGACACCGCCCCCGGCCTCGGTCGCAGCGTCCGGCCGTCTCGTGCTGAACTTTCCCGGCGGCACTCGCTTCGAGTTTTACTCCGGTGAGAACCCGGACGCCATGGCCGGTGAAGGCGTCGACTTCGTGATCGTCGACGAGGCAGCCCTGCAACGCGAGATTGTCTGGACTCAGACGATTCGTCCGACGCTAATGGACCGCAACGGTGGCGCGATCTTGATCAGCACCCCTCGTGGGCGCAACTGGTTTTACAACCTCTACAACCGGGGCCAAGACCCCGAGTACCCGGACTGGGCCAGTTGGCGCTTTACGACGGCCGACAACCCGTTCATTGACGATGACGAGGTCGCTGAGATGCAGAAGACATTGCCCGCCGTCATGTACGAGCAGGAAGTCTTAGCCGAGTTCGTCTCCGACGCTGGCTCAGTGTTCCGTGTCAAGCCCGAGGTGATTGCGCCTGAGCTTGTAAGTCCTGCCGGGCATCATGTCTACCTTGGCATTGACCTTGCCAAGCACAGGGACTTCACTGTGTTCACTGCGAGCCGTGACGGCGACCGCCTGCCCGTGTACCACGATCGTTTCAACGCCGTGAGCTGGCCGATGCAGAAGGACCGGATCGTGTCGGCCGCACGTCTGCTTGAAGAGATGGGCGCTACAGGCGTGACGATCATCATGGACTCGACTGGCATCGGCGACGTGATCTTCGACGACCTTGAGGAGGACGGCCTCGACATCGTCCCGGTCAAGTTCACCAACGACTGGAAGGGCCGCGCCGTGAACCTGTTGTCGGCCGACCTTGAGCGTGGCAATGCTTACCTTATTGACGAGCAACTTCACGAATTTAATACTTATGCGTATGTAATGAGTGAGACCACCGGCCGCTTCAAATACGCTGCACCTGACAGTGGTCACGACGACGAGGTCTCAGCGAAACTACTGGAACACTGGGGCCAAGTTCACCATGGAGGGCCGGACATGCGGGTGATCGACCCAGTGACAACTGAGAAGATTGAGGAGGTCACTTTGCGACCGGCGAGCTTCGGTGAGTTGTTTGATCGACCCGAAGCTTGGGGCGCATAACGTACCCACCGGACGGAAAGTGTGTTACCGTAATTCCTACGTCAGTCGATGGCCCGGACACCGGAGACTGGCAAGAGAGGCCCGCCGGGAATGGACACCCGTGCGGGCCTCCTACTTTTTTGATACGTTGCTGTTGCGTTAGCGGGTATGTAAACAAAACCAGACCCCGGTTGTCCCGCTAACGAAAACGCCCCCGGCGGCCAGTAAGGCGCCGGGGGCGTACGTTTTACTTGGGTTTACGAGCTGACCGGATCGCGACTGCAGCGACCAGTGGGGCCAAGCTCACTGCGACACCTGCGAGGGCGTTAGCCGAC